CTAAGGGTAATCCGCAGCTGCCATAAGGTAGTTCATCGACTGCAACACTCCGGGAAAGTTTCTGCAAGATACAGTCATGGCCAACTGGAAACAGTGGGGTGGACGGCAGCTCACACTTGAAATAGTACAACTGATATATTCCAAACAGCTAAACAGCTCAACTTAACAAACTCAGTTACCATGAAGTTCAACACTAACACCGTTTTCCACGCATGTGGTGATTCTCTCATCGACTACGTCGAGGGTGACTCCGGACCAGCGACCTCGCTGGTCAAAACTATCTTTGGTCGTGTTGCCGGCAGAGCTGGCAATCGTGCGGCCTTCAAATCCATCCATTACAATGATGATGGTGTGCTATCGGCAGATGGTAATGTTGCTGGCCGCGCTGGGCGTGGTGGCAGCTTTGCCGAGAGACTTTCGGTGCCTTTGATTGGCACCAATGCCAACGCAACACCTAGTGGGGTGGTGCATTATGATGTGGCTCGCACTGCCGGTCTACTCGGTACTGCGGTGTTCCAGCAGGATTTGGGATCCTCTGCATCAGCAAGCACTTTGACCCACACCATCATCCAAACCACCTTCCCTAACATGTCTGTTGATCAGGCTAAGAGGTTCAGTTCGCTCATTAAGAACAACTGCACCAGTGGGGGTGATTACTCCGAGCTGTACTATCGCTTGATCGTGTTGGCTAGTGATCTGCATGCTGGTGTGTCTCCCACACCTTTTCAGATCAACAATGCCAACCCCTTCTTTAGCCTCATCCTCGACAGGATTTGGCCTGCTGAGGAGGCGCGGTACGACAACTTGTTGCGCTCGTTCGAGCGTGACACTCGCAGCTACTTCTTGCCTGGGTTTAAAGGCAACAAATGCATTAGCGCAGGGATTGCCTCTGCGCTATGGCACATTGTCAGACCCAACATGAACGTGGTTGCTGGTCAGCAGGCCTGTGCTAACGCCTACTCCACCCATCCTCAGTTTGCTGAGCGCATAAGTGTGTATCTGATGGGTCCTAAGGGTGCGCGCACTGTGATCGGCTGGGGTGCCAGAGCTCAGGCTGTGCCTGCTGTCACTGTTCGTGCTTGCTTTGAGGCCATTGACTATGTTGCCGCAATGACTGGTGACTCTGATGGCCTCGAGTCTGCTTTGCGCTTGTTTTGCGACAGGCTGCCTTTCCCTTCCCTGTGGGCTAATGTCACCCACTCGCTCGTGGGTGATCGGTGCGCTGGTGGGTTTGGTAATGCCTGCATTGACAGGTTGAACTTGACTGTCCTGATGCACCGCTCATTTGCTGCAGGGGCCGAGGAGGCGGGGTTGCCTGCTGCTTACAACCTTGTGTTTGGTGTTAATGCGTTCCAGGCACTCGCTGTGGGCTGGGGTGCTGCGCGGCCTAACTTTGGACGCGACATCGCACATTACAACCCTGACTTTATAGGCAGGGATTGTGCTGTGCATGCCTGTGGCCTGATCAATGGCCTTGCTGCCTCTGGAGAGGTGGTTGATGCCAACACGCTCAGCCGGTTCAACCGGTTGGAGCTTGTCACACTCAAAACCGTTATGGAGGATGCGTGCGCTTGCCCGCTTAGGGTCATGGACGCGTTGGGCGTGGCTATTGGAGCGGCACTCTTCCCGGATTTCTTCCCGGCAGCTGGGCCGACTAAGAGTGAGCGCATCACGAAGGTGGGGTCGTGTGGGGCGATAGCACTTCCAGCACAGAATCTCGTTTGTTCTGCTTTCATAAGCGCTTCAAACGGGCTGGAAAGTTGGGTGTCCGCCATTCTCGATCCATCTGTATTGAGCACTGCTCACACCACTTACAAACCATTTCCTTATGCGCAACCGGATGAGGTTATGTGTAGTGTGGTCATTGTGAGTGCCTACATCCGCTGCTTGGCTGATGAGTCAGCTCGAGCTGCGGGTAGGTGCAATAATGT